GCCGTTACCGCCGTCTAGAATCTCACAACGTGTGATAAATTTGTAGTCAATACCACTAGCAGCACTTGACTGTTCCATAAAGTCAAACTGTTTCTGTAACTGTTCGCCAACTAGTTTAGCAACGTTGCCGCCTGCGTCATCACGTAGGTTAACTGTAATGTCACCCCATGTATGTCTTCCAGCTAGACGTACTTTACTGTTGTAGATATCAATTGTCATGTCGTCGAAACTTACGCTAGGACGAGTAAAGTCAATGACCTGTTTAGTCATTTCTGTTCTTGGAGTACTCACACCAAAGTTTTCAAAGCTCACACGGAAGCGATACTTTAACTTGGGCATTAGCAGACCTTGTGCGCTTGCACTTTGGTCACTGCTTAGTGGTACTGTAAATTTGTTTAGTGAGGCAACTGCCATTTCTTACTCCTGTTTTATATATTTAGCTATTGTTTAGTGCATACCAGGGGAGTTTAGTCCCCTAGTTATATACTACTATAATTATGCCCCTGCAATAGCGCCTTGACTCTTAATACGCAATGGGATGTAGATGAATTCAGCGGCCTTAACTGGTTCAATAGCAACATCAACGTATAGCTCGTTACGATCTCTACGTACTGGTGTGTTATTGCTTTCATCACAAACAACCAAGTAGTCTGTCAATGCACGTTTTGCGACTAGGTCGTTCAATGCACGTTCGATAACTTGCTTGATTTCATCACGAGTAATCTTGTCATTAGGTTCAAATACAAAGTTACGGCTTGCTAGGTCAACTACTCTGCGTAGGTAAACTACCAAACGAGCAACGTTGATTCTATCCAACGCACTGCCTGTTACGCCCAAAGTCTTCTGTCCATAAACTGCCAAGCCAACTCCTGTTAGATATGTAATTGGGTTAATGCGGTTTTCGTAACATGTGTCACGTAAACCTTCTGTAACACCGATTGCATTGAACTCGCCTGTTGTGCTGTCAATGTAACCAATAGAGCTAGCATTGTCAACTAAACCACGGCGTACACCTGCTGCCGCAAACCAGGGATAGCTTACGTTATCGCTACGGATTAGTGTACGTAATGCAATGTGACTTGCAGGAACAACGATTGTGTTGCCACTTAGATCGTTTGTCTGTCCGCATGGATAGTAAACTGCTGTATAAGGATCGCTAGTAGCTAAACCAAATTCACCAGTACCTTTGTTGTAAACGTCGTTAGCCCAGTTCTGAATATCAGTAGCACTACCGCTTAAACGCATTGGCGTATCACCTACAACAAACGCAGTGTTTCTACGATCGTTGTTCAATGAAACCAAGCTAGGAATCAATTCAGGATATCCAGGAGCTGCCATTAGTGTGAATGTGCGCTGTTCTTCACGCAACTCTGTACTTGCTGCCACTGCTGCCTTCATTGCTGTGCTAACAATGCTACGAACTGCCTGACGTCCCATCAATGGGCTTCCGTCATCCTTCAAACCAGCTGCTGATACCCAGGTATCACGTTCTGTTGGTAGAGATCCAGCAAAATCGTCTGCATTGAAATAGTTCTTAGCAAAGCGTTTGACGTTAAAACTGCTTCTACGTGTGTTGAACAACAATGTTCCACGTGGATACAAGTCTGCATCAGGAGCGTCTAGGTCTAAGTAATCACTTGTTAGCATGTCAGCAATAGAAACCATATCGTCAACTACTGCATTGCTAGTGCCGTCAGTATCCCAACGTGCGTCAGCAAATAAGATGCCGTTTTCTGAAGTTTGATCTGTGTTGTCTAGCAATACCCAAGATGCTGAACCATTTACGTTGCTATAACGATAGATAACTGGGAAGTTCTCTAGATCGCTAGTGTCAATCCACAAGTCACCGTAGGCTAGTGCAGAATCATCACTCTGTGCTGTTGGCTCGCTTGCGCTAACGATAGGACCTGCTGGGTCTGTTGCGCTTAGGTCGTAACCACGTGCATCAGCAGTTTCGTTTTGATAACCAACCCAACCAGAACCATCATGAACCATGATGTCAACTTCACCAACGTCACTCCAGTACCATAGACGCCCATTGTCAGGATCACTATTAGGAGCCGCATCACTTGCAGTATATGTTAGTGCGGTAAAGTTGGTTGCAAGCAGTATGTTACCAGTAACAGGACGAATGTATTCAGTAGAACTTGTAATACCTGCATCACTTAGAGGACTACCAGAAGTGTCTTCTAGTATCAACGTACCACCTTTGGTGTGTGTAATACTAACTGCGCCGCCTGCGGTAACTGCCGCTGTCACGTTTGGAATAGCAGCAGCCAAAATATCAGCAACCATACTTGCCGCATCAGTTCCGCTCAATACAATAGTCGCTAATGTAGTGTATGCTGAAACACCTGTCTGACTTGCTTGGATAGTAAATTCATCAGCCGAACTTAGTGTTGGGCTTGCCACTGTACCAACGACTGTTGTTGTACCTTGCTTTGCTCTCTTGTAAAGTTTAACTGTTGCAGTCTGTGAGAATACTGAATCGTACTGTGCATATACTGCGCCAGAAACAATGTTCAAGCCGCCGCCAGTTGGGTCCAGGGCGGCTAGTGCGGCTGAATCTCCACCATAGATTGGTGCAGACACAGAACTAAAACTAGCTGACGCTGTACTGTATAAACTTAGTGCTAGACTTGCGCCAGCATTTGGACTTGTTGTCTTGACCCAAATAGATCCTGTGGGACGTGGGGTAGTGTCGCTACTTCTCCAACGTGGTACACTAACGTGTGTACTCTGCTGTAGCGCAGGAGCAGCGAATGTACCTGCGGCAAAACCCAGTCCAAACAATACGTCACCAACTAAACCGTTTGCAATGTCCATAACGCCGTCTTCTGTGCTACCATCACTGGTTGCGGTGGAGTCAACAAAAATTTCCAACTTACCTGAAACTGCTCTTGCAGTAATACCTGTAATAGCAGCCAAGTTGATGTCATTTGCCAAAGTTGCAACTGTAGTACCAGTCAATGCAACAGTTTCAGTATTGATAACTAGTGTGTCACTAACTGTTAGTACTGGGTTTGTTGTTGTACTCTGAACTGCAAAGTTGGAATTTCTCCAATCATCAGAACCAACTAAAACCCACTCGTTGCTGTAATTTTTAAAATATACAGGATTGTTAACGTTGGTGGCATTAACTGCATAATCACCAATGTTACCAATACTAATTGACGGAACGCCCGCAGTAAGTTGTGCAGTATCAGTAATTACGATTGGACTGACGTTTGTGAAAGTACCAGTACTTACGTTCCATTCTTGTAGACCCCATGCAGTATTTGCAGTATCTAACCAGTATGTTCCGTCAGATGGATCGTTTGTAGGACGTACACTTGTGCCTTCTAATTGTGCCAAGTCAACGTTTGCACGTTGTACATATACTCTGTTGGTAACGCCCAATAGGCTATAAGCAGCCATCAAACCATATTCGTTTAATTCACTACCATGAATTGGAGTATTGCTTGCCGTTGTTTTAAATATTGGATTTCCATAAAGTGAAACCAATTCTCTTTGGCTTGTTACGATGCTTACTGCATCTGCGTTAGCAGCCAATGTACCTGCCGCAGTACCACCACCGGTACCTGCTGCCTTATCTTGTGCTGTTGCGATTAGTACGTAAGGCACTGTACCAGCGGCTGCTGGTGCGTATTGACTTTCATCAATAACTGTTACGTCTACGCCTGGTGAAATTAATGCCATTTGTTTTTCCTTTTTAACTGTTCTCAAATCAGTATGAGAGAATTTCTTCTTACTATTATTTACCTTACGTACCTAAAAAGAGTAGTTTATGGTGCCTTTGTCAAAGAACTGAGTAAATACCTACATGGAAAAACCATTATGTTTGAGTTGTGGCAAGCAATCCCGCTCTATTAATTACGAAAAAGACGGTGTCATACACTATAGAAGTATGTGCATGAGTTGTATACGCAAAGGTAAAAGCAAAAAACCTGTCAGGCCTGCATGGGCATTAGCAGGATATAAGAAAAAAGAACGATGTGAGCGCTGTGGGTTTAAGGCAAAGACCCAGAAACAGTTATTTGTATTTTATGTAGATGGCAACAAAAAAAATCACAACTACGCAAACTTAAAAACTATTTGTGCAAATTGTTCAATAGATATAGAAGGCAAAGGCGCCGGATGGGCGCCTGCTGATATAGTTCCAGATTTGTAATTTACTTTTTAGCCCAGACTTTTCTAAACTGGTTTAATCGTTTAGCCATAACAGCCGCTGGATTAATACGCTTAGTCTTTTTGGCTCTTCGTGCCTGCATTACTTTAGTTTTAGCACGAGTAAGTTTCATCTTATTTCGTTTTGCTATATCAATAGGTGCATCGCATTGTTTTAGGTTAGCTACTTTACGTCCAAAACGTGGTCCCGATGTGCATTTGTACATCTGTTTAAATTCTGGGCTGAAACGACTCTTTTTAGATGCCTTGCGAGCAAAAACCATGGCAGTTTCTGCTATCTTTTGCTCTAACTCTGGTGTTATGATCTCACTAATACGCATTACTATTAACCTATAACAAAACTCAAAGGCTGAGAACCGTCAACGTATGTTTTGAGTTCTAGTTCTAGTTCATCCATTGCGGCTTTGGCTTCTGCTTTTAGTGCGGCACCATTAAGAGTGGTGCCTCCTTGTGGACCTGCAATAGTAGCAAACTTTTCACGAGCTTCACCAAGTGTGTATTTTGCCACAGCATATGAGTAATCCTGTATCCAGGGGTAAGTCATATGATTCGTCAATAGTTCGACTTCGGGTTTGTAGTTCTGAGTCCATAACAACACGGTTTCTGTGTCGGTACCACTGGGCATTTTTCTTACAATGGTTAACTTTTTGCTACCAGGATTAAATGTAAAGTTCATATAACCACCAAACATTCTCATGGCTAGTTCCTGATACCCACTATATAATTCATAACTTAGCATGCCACCGACTCTGCCACTCATTAGCATGTAAGTATTCATATAGCCTGCGGCAAAAGGTTCGAACTGACTAGCAGTTGTGCCTGTTTGACTACCGATACCACGCCTAAAGATTTGGCGTACACTCATGATCTCATTGGGTAGTGTATACTCTT